AGACGTCTCCGCCGTTTGCGCTACGCGGCGAGATACCGGCGGATCCGCTTGCCGCCGCGCTCTCCTTCCACGCGGTGCCCGTGCCCATCAATTCGCGCATGGAGTCCGGCGGGGTGGTACCCATGTATTTCGAGTCGGACTGGGGCGGGCGGCTGCACGCGTTGCCGTCGACCGTGGACGCCGGCACGGTGCGCACGCCGCAGACCGAACAGGTGCGCCTCTACAACGCCGGCGACGCCGCGGAGAACGTGACGGCGGTGGCGGCGGTGAACGACGGCGGCATCGTCGTCAATCACCCGGTGCCGCCGTTTTCCATCGCCGCGCGAGACTCGGAACTCTACGACATCGACATCGTTCTCGGCGGACCGGACAGCATCGACGCGCGCTACGAGTTCGAGGCGACGACGACGGCTGTGCTGCTGATCATCGGGGAGCGTTTGGGTTCCCAAATCTGGACGCTGCGGCCGGACTGGGGCGATCCCGTGATCGAGCGATGGCAGTGGACAACGGACCTGCAGCGCGCCCACGGCGGGCAGGAATCGCGCAGGCAGGTCTATTCGACCCCGCGGCGCGCGGTCCTCTTCCGGATCGTCACGGACGATATACCGGTGGCGGACCGCATGCTCTCCGGCTGGCAGTCGCGGCTGTTCAACGTGCCCAGATGGCAGGACCGCGCGCGTCTGCTCGCGGACGCCAATGCCGGCGAGACCATTCTGTTGCTGGACACGACGGTCGGCGAATGGCGCGAGGGCGGTCAGCTCGTCCTGCTGGGCGATGGCGACGCAGAGGCACCTGTGATCGAAACGGTGAACGCGGGAGACGTCGTGCTGGCGAACCCCCTGGAGAAAAGCTGGACCGCAGGCACCGAGGTGTACCCGGGACGGCTAATGCGACTGCCGCAGAGCGTGGCGTTCGCGCGCCGTGCAGCGGGCATTCTGAGCGGAGAGGCGGAATTGCTGGCCGACGTGGACACGGGCACTCCCTATACGCCGGCGGAGATCGGCAGCGAGACCTTCGACGGCCTGCCCGTGTACCTCGAGGAACCGAACCGCGTGACCGATGCGCCCGCGGGCTACAGCCGCGACGGCGAGCGCATCGACGCGCCTGGCGGGATCCTTCTGGTCGACGATCCTGGCGGCGATCCGATCCACGGCCACGAGTGGCAGGTCAACAAGTGGACGCGATCGGAGAGTGACGCGTTCGTGCGATGGCTGCTCGCGCGCGCCGGCCGCGCGAACGCGTTCTGGTTCCCCACCTGGTCCGTTGACATGGAAGTGGTGGACGCCATCGAGGTAGACGAGGACGTCCTGACGATTCTCCCGATAGACTGGTCGACCTGGTACGACGACAGGGATAACCGGGACGTGATCGCGCTGCAGGAGATCTCCGGCACCTGGCGTTTCGCCCGCGTGCTCAGTGCCAGCATCGTAGACGGAGACGAGATCCTGCAGCTCGACCGCGTCCTTGTCACGGACCCGCCTGCGATACAGATCGCCGATATAAGGCGGGTCTGCTGGCTGGAGCTTGTGAGGCTCGATGTCGACAGCGTGGAAGTCGCTTGGAAGACGGACTCGATGGTGCGCGTAACGCTGCCTCTGCGAGGCGTTAAGCCATGATTATCGAGCTGTACAGGTTCGCCATCGGCACCGAGTCCTTCCTGCTCACGACATCGCCCGTGGCGGTGACGCATCTCACGGAGACCTACGAACCGAGCTACGTGAGGCGGGATCCCGTGCGCGGCGGCGATGAGCTGGCGCGCTCGCGTCTCTCCATACGGCTGCCGCGAGATACCGCAATAGCGCAGCAATTCGTGGCCGGTCCGCCGGCGGGAATGGTGGAGGCGGAAGTCTACCAGCGAGACGACTCGGCGACGCTGCTCATCTGGCTGGGGCGGATCGTGAACGTCTCCTGGAGCGGGAGCGAGGCCGTCTGCGAGGGCGAGCCGATATCCACATCTCTCAAGCGACGGGGCTTGCGCGCGCGTTACCAGAAGCACTGCCGGCACGCGCTATACGACGCCGGCTGCACCCTGAACCGCAGCGACTTTCGCACCGAGGCCGTGCTGACGGCGCGCACTGACCTCACCCTGACCGCGGTCGAATTCGACGTGCCGCCGGACGGAGAATTCACCGCAGGCTACGTAGAGCACGGGATGGGGCGGCGCGCCATCGTGGAGCATACGGGCGACACGATCACGCTCGGCAGGCCGCTGCTCGGTACCGAGGTCGGCGACAGCGTGTCCGCATTCAGCGGCTGCGACCATTCGTTTGCGACTTGTCAGACAAAGTTCATAAACGACCCCAACTACGGCGGCTTCCTGCACATACCGCGGCGCAATCCTTTCGGCGCCGATCCGGTGTTTTAGCGTGGTCTGGAACGTTCTCGCCGCCGTCGCGATCAACCTGGTCCTGTCGTACCTGCTGCGCCCGGGGCCGCCGGATCCGCCACCGCCGGCCGGGCTGGACGAGGTGGACGTGCCCACCGCGGACGAAGGCGGCGCCATCCCTGTGCTGTTCGGCCGGCGCCACATGCGAGCGCCGAACGTGGTCTGGTACGGAGACTTACGGGCCACGCCCATCAAATCGAGCGGAGGCAAAAAGTGACGGCGGCGGCGCGGCCGGCGATGGTGCGAATGGAGCACGTCCGGGCGCTCCACATGTGCTCACGCGGCGCCCGGCGCTGGCTTAGGCGGTACGGGCTCGACTGGAGCGACTTCGTGCGACAAGGTCTGCCCGCGGCGCTGCTCAGGGCGAGCGGCGACCCGCAGGCGATCGCGCTGGCCGACCTGGCGGAGGACGAGCATGGGCGGTAAGGGCGGCGGCCGCGAGGTCACGGTCGGGTACAGGTACTCTATCGGCATGCAGATGGCGCTGTGCCACGGTCCTATCGACCAGATCACGGAAATTCGTGTCGGCGACCGCACCGCATGGACGGGCACATCGAGCGGCGGCGCCATAAGCATCAGCGAGCCGGAGCTGTTCGGCGGCGAGGATCGCGAGGGCGGGGTCGAGGGCACGGTTGACGTGGAGATGGGCGGAGCGGCGCAGGCAACGAACTCTTACCTGGTCGCCCAGCTTGGTGACGTGCCGGCGTTCCGCGGGATCCTGGCCCTGGTATTGCGGCAGCCTTATCTGGGCACCGTGCCAAGGTTCAAGCCGTGGTCCGTCACCGGTCGGCGCACGCCGGGCGGGTGGCCGGGCGCCGGCAGCGCACTGATCGGCGAGGACGCGAACCCGGCGCACATCATCTACGAGCTGATCACGCACCAGACGTGGGGCATGGGGTACGGCGACACCCGCATCGACATCGGGAGCTTCGATGCGGCGGCCACGACACTGGCGGCGGAGGGTTTCGGGTTGTCCTTCGAGTGGCGGGACGCGCAGCAGGACGTGGGGGATTTCCTGCTGACGGTGCTGCGCCACATCGATGCGTCTGCATACGTCGATCCTGAGACCGGCAGGTGGCGGCTGGCACTGGCGCGCGACGACTACGATCCGGAGACACTGGACGTGCTCGACGAGAGCAACGTGGTCCAGGTGGTCGACTACAAGCGGCCCGGATGGGGCGAGCTGGTGAACGAGGTGACGGTGACCTGGGTCGACGGAGAGGGCGGGTTCCCGACGTGGAAGGATCGCAGCATCACGATCCAGAACCTGGCCGTGCTCCAGGAGCAGGGCGGCCAGGTGATCAACGAGACGATCCACTACGCCGGCGTGACCAAGGCGTCGCTCGCCACCACGCTGGCGGCGCGGGATCTCAGGCAGCTCTCGACGCCGCTGGCCCGCCTGCAGCTCGTGCTGACGGCCGACCAGAAGGTCTTGCGGCCTGGCGACGTACGCAAGTTTACGTGGCCGGACTACGGCGTCTCCGAGTTGATCGTGCGCATCGTCGAGGTCGACTACGGGACCATCGCCGACGGCAAGGTGACGGTGACGGCCGTGGAGGATGCCTTCGCCGTGGTGGCGCCCGAATTCGCGGCGCCGACGAGCACCGAATGGGTGGAGCCGCTGAACGCGCCGGCGGCGGCACCGCATCGCAAGCTGGTGGAGGCGACGTATCTCCACGTGGCGGTCGAGCTCGCCGACTCCGAGTCCCTGCTTGCCGAGATAGAGGACACGGCCGGGTTTCTGCTGACTTCCGCCGTAAGGCCAAGCAGCGATGCTTTCAACTACGAGGTGTGGGTCGATGCCGGCGGCGGCTTCCAGATCGACGGCGGTCTCGGCGATTTCTCGCCTTCGACGACGCTTGACGACGACATCGCGCCGCAGCAAACCGTGCTGCCGATCGACAACTCGACGGCCGCGCAGGATCTCGACCTGGTGGAGACGGGGACGCTGGCCTACCTGGGCGACGAGATTTTGCATGTCACCGATATCGACATCTCGGCCGGCACGGTCACCGTCGATCGGGCAGTGATCGATACGGTGCCGACAGAGCACGCCAGCGGCGCGCGCATCTTCTTTGCTCAGAACTTCGAGAGCGTGTCGGCGACCGAGTACAACGAGACCGAGGCGGTGGACGTGCGCCTGCTGCCCAGCACCGCGCTCGGCCGGCTGCTCCTCTCCAGCGCACCGACTGACCAGATCGTATTCGACGCGCGCTTCGTGCGTCCCTATCCGCCGGGGCGGATCCGGGTGAATACGGAGGATTGGCCCGTCGAGGTCGCCGGCGTGCCGACGCTGGAATGGGCGGGCCGGGACCGCACGCTGCAGACCGGGCCGATCATCACACAGGACGCCGGCCCGATCGGACCGGAGCCGGGTACCAAGTACACCGTGCGCGTGCGTGACGGCGTGACGGACGCGCTGCGCCGAACGGTGAACGACATCGACGCGGAAGTATACGTGTACGACGAGGCACAGGAGCTTGCGGACGGCGACGCGCTCGGCTTCATCACGTCGGAGATCGAGAGCGTGCGCGACGGGCACATAAGCTGGCAGTTCCAGCGCCGCGAGGGCGTGCGCCTGGCCGGTTACGGGCGGCATTACGGCAACGATTACGGGGGATTGTGAATGGCGGCTAAAACACACCCGATTCTGAGCTGGCTCAAGTATGCCTGGGGGCTCGGCTTCAACGGATGGCACGCTGAAAATGACGATAACCTGGTCGGACTGGGCGCGCTTACCCATCTGTCAGTTATCTCGCGGACCACCAGCCTGCCCGGTTCGCCAAGTGATGGAGATCGCTACATCGTGCCTGCAGGCGACGCCAACGAGCACCAGGTCGCGGTTCGGGTCGAAGGCGCCTGGAAGCTGTACGTGCCAAATGATGGCTGGTGGACTTATGTCGAGGATGAGGACAAGCGGTACCAGTTTGTCGGCGGCGAGTGGGCGGAATTCGTTTCGGGGGCGCTGAGTCTATTCGCCAAGAGAGACGGCGAGATCGCCGCCTGGTCGAAGACGGGCGCCTTCGCCGCCGAGACCTCGCAGGCGATGGAAATCGAAGTTGACGGCAGCGTATTGTCGATTGCAGCCAGTACTTCCATCACCATGCCGGGCTCACCCGTCGCCGGCACCGATTACGCCATCTGGTGTCACCCCGACGGCGAGCTTGAGGCGACGGACGACCACGATACGCCGCCGGTGGCTGATGCGCGCAAGGTGGGCGGCTTTCACTACGCGCCGGGCGGCAATGCGACTGGGCAGCTCGGCGGTGACACCACGCCCGCGATTAACGAGTTCTCCTTCTGGGACTTGAATTTCCGCCCAGCCTGCCCCGACCCGCGCGGCATGACCCTGGTCGCGGGAGCTTTTTGGGCCGACGTCTACCTGCTCGGCGCCGACCACCACGTCAACGGCACCTCGGCGAACAATGTAACCATCGCCGACAACTCAAGCAAACCTAAAATCCCCGACGCCTTCGGCGGGGATGGTTCGAGCGTCTACGACGGCACCTGGTGGAACATGGCCGAGGTGCTCGCGAGCCACGGCAAGCGCCCGCCCACGTATCAGGAATTTGCCGCGCTCGCCTACGGTGTCACGGAGGCGCAAGCGCGCGGCAACGACTCCGTCACCACGGGGTTAGGCACCACCAATGCCGGCACGACGAACACCGACGAGGAATTCACCAGCAAGTGGGGCGTCATCCAGGCGGCCGGCGTGCAATGGGTATGGGGCGCGGAGTTCGGCGGCGCGAGCCCCGATGCCCCCGTCGGCTCGTGGGACGCCAACACGCAGGGGCGCGGCTCGACCTTTGAGCTAGACAATGTCGCGCGATTCGGCGGGACCTGGAGCGACGGTGCCAATGCCGGGTCGCGGTGTTCGAACTGGAGCGGCGCGCCGCCCTTCGCCGGCAGCAGCATCGGGGCGCGGGGCGTATGCTCGCACTATAGGGCTACTTGATATGAGCCCATCGTTTGCCGCTTACAACATCTCGAATGGTGTAGTAATTCAGCCCGAGATCAGAGGCGATTTTAGACCGGGCTTGTCCAGCGTTAAACCTCTGCCTAATTTTTCTCACAGAACTGTCGTTCAATTTGCTTTGGCTGTTATTAACGCCGGTTTGATCGGGCGTTTTTGTCAACCCGGTAGAGATGGCGTGTTTGGCATTACCGCTGGCATCGCACCACTCAAGGTTATTTTTGTGGTTATTGGCTGGATTGCCATCCAGATGGTTGACCTGTGGCAAACCGTCTGGATTTGGCAGAAATGCCAGCGCAACAAGCCGGTGGGTAAGCAATGGTTTCTTTCTCGATCCATCCGAGAGATAGACACGCATGTGGCCGCGCTTCATTGGATATTGTCGAAGCCAGATCCCGCCACGGGTAATGCTGGCATTGCGACCGAAACGGCTGGTCTTTGGAAGGCTGTAAATACGCCCGTTCTCGGTGATCTGATAACGGCCTTCAAATCCGGGGATGTCCTTGATTTTCATGAATCCATTATACGCCACAACCTACTCACTTCTCTCGGAGTTTAATCATGAGGATTGACAACACACGCCAGCTTCAGGCACTCGAGGGCACCGACTACGAGCGTGCGATCGTCACGTTGCACCATTGCGATGACCGTACGCTGGCACGAGTAGGTATCTTGCGAGACGAGCTAGATAGACTCATATCGGCTGCGGACATTTTGCCAGGTGAACTGAAAGTGGTGAGCGAACCAGCGCCACCGCCCCGCGCAAGATGGTCGCCTAGAGATTTCCTGGAGCGGTTCACCTTGGCGGAGCGGATCGCTATTCGGGCCGCAGCCAGAGAAGATCCGCTTATCGAAGACTGGCTCGATATACTGCGCACCAGCCGCGTCGTCTATGCAGACGACCTGGAGATTACCGGAGGCATTGCCGCCCTAGTGGACGCGGACCTGGTCAGCCAGGCCCGGGCCGACGCGATCCTGTCGCCAGACCCGGAAGAGGGTCCGTTATAATCGGGATTTGACGGACGGTTACGACACGTTTAGGGGGCTGTGTCACGTGGCGTTGCCCTTCGCTGAGACATTTTGATAGGGCCAGATGCAGCCTGTTTAGGCACATTGATCTCAAACCATGCGATCTCCGATCTCAAACCATGCGTCGCGTTACATCCAGCCGTCCGAGGTGGTGTAGAGCTGGCAGGGGGTGAGCGAGGGGTGGCCGGAGCGGGGGATTCGGCCCACCTTGTGTCCTTCGTTCAGATACCAGGC